TTGCTGCCGCACACAAAGGCAAGCATAGATCAGCACGTGCTTGATGTTGCTGAAAAGCAATTTGCACATGCCCTTGCGCAGGAGATGGAACGTCCAACATTGGACAATTTAATTGCAAACACTAGGTCGCCTGAACAGATGCACAGGATCGCACCTACATTGATCCACGATAGTGGATGGAAAGATGTCGATAATGGCTGATCGTATTATTAATCTAATAGTTGCCATAGCTATGCTATGTGCCACGGTGCTTGTCACAATCATATGTGTTGCAGTGTTTGGGACAATGGTTGATCCCGTTGCCCTTATGGTTATAGTGCCATACATAATGATGGTTGCCCTGTTGGTTTTTTATGGCACTTGACTATATAGTATTACATAGTTATATAAACACTTGATACTTTAGTGAAAGTGTTATATAACATATGTATAATACTAAACCGAAACTGAACGTCCAATGTTGGACAATGTAAACGGAGTTTAAATATGGATAATCAACTCACAGAATATGCAATTGCTTATCAAGAATACAGTGATGCCTACAAAGAATGCTTCGGCGTTAGGCCAACACGTAATTCTGCATACTTTGACATTGATAGCATTGTGGAACTCGAAAAGGCAACCCAACGTTACTATGATTGGGCGGCAGAGGACTTGGCACAGGAACGTGCCGATGAAGATGCATCCATCAATGCTTGCATGGCAGCAGGTGCACCTGACATTGACACTGCAATGCGGTGGCTTGAACAGGACAAAATCCATTCAGAGTGGGCTTGACCTTTATGTATAGTATAAGTTATATATACTTGATACTTTAGTGAAAGTATATATAACGTATACATATACTAACTACCAAATCGAAACGTCCAATGTTGGACAATCTTACGGAGTAAAACAATGTCTTACAATGTTCACATCACAATGAAATCAAATAACCGCAAGGTTGGTAAGATACCTGTGACCACTACTAGTGCTGATACATGCCCCGATGTTTGCCCTTTCAATAATGCAAACGAAGGTGGGTGTTATGCAAACGGTGGCCCATTGGCTATGCATTGGGCAAAGGTTACACGTGGTGAACGTGGTGGTGGTTGGCAAGAGTTGATCCACACTGTTGACAATATGAAAGACAACACACTGTGGCGACACAATCAGGCAGGTGATTTGGCAGGTGATGGCAAACGGCTTGATGCCAATGCCAATGATGAACTTGCCGATGCCAACACTGGCAAACGTGGGTTCACCTATACACACTATCCAGTGTTGACCGACAAGCATAATGCTAGTGTGGTCAAACGCATGAACGATAAGGGTTTTGTGGTCAATCTATCTGGCAATACATTGGCACATGCTGATGCCTTGTATGACATGGACATTGCACCTGTGACAACGGTGCTTCCTGCTGACCAGTTGACTAATACCACTACCCCGAAGGGACGTAAGGTAGTAGTATGCCCTGCCGTAGTAAAAGACAACGTGTCTTGTGAGACATGCCAGTTGTGTGCTAGAAACCGTGATGCAATCGTTGGTTTCCCTGCACATGGATCAAGCAAACGTAAAGCAGATAAGGTAGCAAATGGAGTATGATATGACATATGAAAGCAGAGATAGACAATGGTTTGCCCTGAGTTGTTTGGGTAATCTAGTTGCACTAGGCGACTGCGGTGACTTTGATGCCGCAAGTGAAATTGCAGACGATCTAGGTTTGGACGCAATATGGATTGCAGATGTAGATACAGTCACGCAATGGAGCAAAACAATACAAAGTAAACTTGCTGAGATAAAGGTGTAAGATGAAACAGAAAACTGTAACGTATCGCAATCCTGTGGCGAAGGCAATGTTACAGGATCGTAAATCGCCACAGGTGATACTGCCTAAGAAAGGTAGTAAAGCCAAACGCAATCGTGGGAAGGACAAACGTAATGCAATACGAGATGCGCAACTTCATTAAGATGAGCAAAAAGAAAACGTCCAATGTTGGACAAAAACCTAAACGTGACGATTGGAAACGTGAACGTAAGATCGCACGTCAAACTAAACTTAACCTTCGTAAATCAGTAGCATAAGGAGCTAACACAATGACAAATTCAAACACATATGCACCAGTAGTAAAAACATCTAACCCTACACTGTATGAGAACCACACATTCCACATGCAGAAAGCACGTAAGTACACATACAACTACGTTGCCATTGATGAGGTGCTAGTAGATTTGTATGACACTATGACCGTCAAGGAAATCGCAGAGGCACTCAATGAGTACCCTAGCCGTATCAACTATCGTGTCAACGTGTTGAAAACCCTTGGCCTGATTAAAGGCAAGTACAACATGGAACGTGCGGAGTTGATGCGTACTCGTAAGGTACTGGTCACGTGGCTAGATGATGTTGACAGCAAGCTAAAAGCACACGGCTAATGCTTCACATAATGTTCGCACCTTTTGCTGCATACTTTTCTATGCTGCTTACTATTGTAATGCTGAATAGTTTAGGCTATGACGTAAAAGGTGTGGACACTATGACCATGTGGTGTGTATACATACAGATATACGTTATAACATTTGTGATCACAAAACTGAAAGGTAAAGCCAATGAGAGTTGAAGTCTACTTTAATCTACACAAACATACATTCTCTGTCCGTTCATGTAAGACGGGCAGGGTACTAGTACACACTGACAGAGTACACATTGCAAACCCTAAGTTTGTAGTGCGTCAGTCAGGGCGTAACCGTGTACTGCGTGAGGGCAGGAAGAATGTCCATGCCTTTGTGCGTGGCGAGGTTACATACTTCAATGACATTGACGATGCAAAACGTCCAATGTTGGACAATATAAAATACAACCCATATAAATACGTTGGCTTCGTAAAGATGCCAGACGAAACACTAATACACGATGCTGACCGTGCCTACATGTTAGTCAGTAATGATGGTGTACCATCTATATATGCAGAAGGAGCTAGATACTAATGACAGACAAAACAATACGTGCTTCACTAACACGTGAAGAAGTGCAGCAACTGTGCGATTTGTACAACCACATAGACACTATGCTGGATAATGCAGGTGAAATATTTGACCTACAGCTATCTGATCTACTACAGTTGCGTGAGAAAAATTGGGAACTATGTAACATGTTTGAGTTCAAGGCACAACGTGACACAGAAAAACCTAACAGCCCTTCACATTGGAAACCCTCTGTTCTTCCTGATGATGATCGTGCGTGGTACTACAACAGTGACGATTAATGCCTATGAAATAATCCTAGACATTGGTGGACAGGAGAGTACCATCACACTTGATGATACTTTCCCTGCCATTGATGATTGGGCTAGTGCTTGCAGCATGGCAGTGCTGATGGCGAAGCACATCCACCCAGAGCTAGAAGTAGAACTTGTATCTGTCGCAGAGTATGAGGCAGAGGAATACAGTGACTACGGCTATATACATGAAGCACCTATGGCGGTGCAGTAAAGGAGTACACAATGCCAGATGCATACATCATACTAACTCAACGTATGTTGAGCAAGTCAGAGATCAATGCCAACAAAACTGTACAACAGTTTCTATTGGAAGACTTTGGCATGGAATACACAGACAAGTTCTTTGAGAACAGGAATAAACTTACTGTCATAGGTGAGTACATTGACGGTGAAGAAGTAAATGTAAACTTCTTTAGACGGTCAGGCCGTGGCGATAAGATGATCAGCATACAAAAGCTAGGTCAATATGCAGATGCAGGTAATGAGATACGCCTGTCATCAGATGCGGAGAGTTTACACGATGCAACACGTATATACATTAACGTCTACACATCAGGAGCAGAAGCCGATGCAGCCTGATGATCCATGTGATGATTGGTCAGGAAACCCTATACCCAAACCGAAAGGATAAGCTATGCTTGAGACAATACTTATGTGCCTTGCAGTAAACGTATACTTTGAGGCACGTAGTGACAGTATGGAAGGGCAGTATGCCGTAGCCCATGTTGTTATGAACCGTGTACAAAGTAACAGGTTTCCCAATGATGTATGCTCTGTTGTGACGCAGCAACGTAAGGGACGTACATGCCAGTTCAGTTGGTATTGTGACGGTAAGTCAGACACACCTAAAGATGCGTATGCTATGACCTATGCCACTATGGTAGCTGCTGATGTGCTACGTGGTGAGTCTGCTGACATGACAGGCGGTGCTACACACTACCATGCGAACTATGTACGCCCTTATTGGGCTAGTGAACTAGAGTATACTGTGACAATTGGATCACACCTATTCTATAAATAGCTTATCGTTACTAGTATAGGGGTGGACGGGGTAGTATAACTATGGCACAGTTGCCTTAGACTTTATGAAAGGAACAGTATGACAAATGAATGACGGTATAACTAGAGAACTAAACCTGAGAATACTAAAGATGTGTGAGGAAATACTTCCCAATACACGCATGGCAAACTCAAGTAAGCTAAAGAAGTTGCTTGAGGATATACGATCACAGTTAGAAGGAGATAAATAATGCCATTAGATACAACAACATTCCACGTACCAGAGCATCTTGACTTTGGTGTAGAGTTTGAAACAACTAAAATGCGTGACAAAAAGTACGTCATCAATGCTGACACAGGTCAGTACCTTGGTATTGTAGGTACAGGTTTCAAGTGTGCATCACATGGTGACTTCTATCGTGGTGTCCTTGACACTGTGACTGAGGAACTAACCTCGCATGAGGTGGCAGATGCCAATGCAAAATGGAGTACTGCACGTGACGGTGCATGGGCTATGCTTGACATCACCCTGCCCAACATGAAAACTACCATTGAGACAGAGAAACATAGCACAGAGATTGGTAACAGGATCATATCATTACATGGTATTGATGGGTCATGCTCTAACCAAGTATACTTTGGTGCTATTGATTTCTTCTGTAGAAATGGGACGATCACTGGTGACTATGACAAGGTACGTAAGAAGAATACATCTAACTTTTCTATGGAAAGTTTCATCTATGAACTGACCAAAGCACGTACTGATTTCTATGAGCAAGCTGCCAAGATGCAGGTGTGGGCTGAGACTAGCCTAAAGTACGTAGATGTAAGCTCATTGCTTGAGAGCATGATCACATCCAAACGTAAGGCTGAAAAGATGTACAGCTTGTACATGCATGAAGCATCACAACGTGGTCACAACAAGTGGGCATTGTATTCTGCCTTCACCAACTATGCCACGTATGCCGATGAACGTAATGGTTTCAACCTGCGTAACACTGGCAATGATACACAGGCTATCAGCATGTGGTCACGTGAGCAAGAGGTATCCAAGTGGGTATCTGACAGTAAGTTCATTGAACTGGAGGCTGCGTGATGCAACTTGAATTGTCTTTAGACCATGAGCCTAGCCTTAATCATTGGGCTAGGTGCATAGCTGATGATGATATAGACACAGGCTATCATACCAGTTGGGATGCAGCATACGAAAGTGCTTGGTTTTACATTGAACAGGAGATTGCATGAAAACACTACCACGATATGTACAAGAACGAGTGTCACCTACGGGTGACATCTCATACCGTTTCAACCCACCACAGAACCTTGTAGATGAGGGCGTGGTCAAACGTGAGGAATATGGATGTGACTTAAAACAGGTACGTAAGATCGCACGTGAACATAACAAAGAGATTGATACATATCGTGCAGAACAAGCACAAGTTGTACGAATAAAGTCAAGCAGCAAGGTGACTGATCTGATTAACTATTACTATATGTCTAATGACTTCAATGCTTTACGTGATACAACTAAAGTAGATTATAGGTACTTTCTCACTGTGTTACACCAGACAATGGGGTGGCGTAAGTATGAGTACGTTACCGCCAAGGTTGCAAAGCAAGCATATGAAGAGTGGGTCAAACGTGGCATAAGTTTTGCCAATCATGCGGCAACGTGTGCCAGTAGGGTATACAACTATGCCATTGACATGCAGCATACTACGTATAATCCTTGGGCAAACATCAAACGTAAGTCACCAGAACAACGGAAGGTGGTGTGGTCACACGGTGAGGTGAACAAGTTCCTTGACGTTGCATACAGTGACTTTGAGTACAGGAATGTGGGCTTGATTGTTCACATGGCATACGAGTGGTGTCAACGTCTGGGTGACATGCGTACCTTAACGTGGGACAACGTAGACTTTGATAACAGTATGCTTGAACTGGAACAGAGTAAACGTAGGGCAGATGTAACCCTGCCCATATCGGATGGCTTGTTGCACATGCTCAAGGAACAGAAGAAAGACTTTGGGTTTCAGACTTACGTAGCACCACACCCACGTCCTGTTGACGGTACGTACAATCCATATGCTATGGAGAGATTGTCCAAGGTAGGGCGAAGGGTTATGCGACTAGCTAAACTACCCGAAGAGCTACGGCTTATGGACTTACGTAGGACAGGAGTAACACAGATGGACAAGGAAGGTGTACCAATCAACCAGATCATGTCGGTGACAGGACACAATAATATCTCATCTGTTAAGCCTTATCTAAAACATTCGTACACAAGTGCAAATAATGCCTTGACACAGAGAAATGTATCTGTATCCTTGAGTGGAACGAACAACATAGAAAGTGATGTAGTATGAATATATATGATATTATAAGTGACTTATCACTTGTTAATGGTGAGACTAAACGTATGACATGTCCTGTATGTAACACAAAGAATACCTTTACTGTTACAAACAACATGGGTTCTATCATGTGGAATTGTTACAAGGCTAGTTGCACTGCATCTGGGGGTACACGTACTACCCTCAGTGCAGATGACATTCGCAAGTCTTTGGGTAGTGTTGCAGAAGAGACACACACTGCAACTTTCTCAAAGCCTGATTGGTTTGTACGTGATACCAAGAAGCTCAAGCCTTTCTGTGATGAGTGGGCTATAGACCCACAAGATTTAGGGTTGTTGTATGACGTGAAGGAACATCGTGTGGTGTTCCCTGTTGTACACAACAATGTTATGGTCGATGCCACAGGCCGATCACTAGGTAAACGTATACCTAAGTGGAAGAGATATGGAAAAAGCCACTTGCCATATGCTCATGGGTGTGGTAAAACGGCTGTAGTTGTTGAGGACTGCGTAAGTGCTGCTATTGTAGGCGATGGTGGTGTATATGTCGGGGTTGCAGTGTTGGGTACATCATTGTCCAGTGGACACAAGAAGTACTTGTCGCAGTTCTCAACAGCAATAATTGCACTTGACCCCGATGCACTGCCCAAGACACTGCAATTTGCAAGAGACTTACGACAACACGTTAAGACAGTAAAGATACTGTACTTGACTGACGATTTGAAATACAGAAACCCTACCGACTTTGATAACCTTACAACACTAGGAGACTGACACATGGAATTATCACTAATACGTAGCCTCATGGACAAAGAGTTCTATGATGAGCATCGTGGCGCACGTTGTCCCGACAGGCTATTCAGCAAAGATGTACGTAAGATCAAGCAGTCTATCGACACTGCTATGGATCGTTATGAACGTACCATAACACCTGCGGAGATTGAGGCGTTGTTCATGGCTAATAACCCAACCCTCACCACAGCACAGAAGCAAGCATACAGTCATCTGTTCCAACAGGTACAGAAGGAACGGCCTATGGGCAGTGACGTAGCACAAGAGGTGCTATCCAAGCTGTTCCAACAGGTCATTGGCGAGGACATTGCTAACCTTGGCTTTGACTATGTGAACGGTAGCAAGTCTAGCCTTGAGCCACTACGTGATATGCTTGAGCAGTATGGTGATGACTTCACACCTAACCTGCGTATTGATTGGGAAGATATCAACCTTGATACCATCCTTGCCATGACTGACCTTGAGTCACAGTGGACGTTCAATATCCCTACCCTTACACGTAAGGTAGAGGGTATCAATGCAGGACACTTGATTGAGGTAGGTGCTAGACCTAACACTGGCAAGACATCCTTTCATGCCTCACTGGTAGCAGGTCCGAATGGATTTGCATGGCAGGGTGCACGTGTCGTTGTGTTGTGTAACGAAGAGGGATACCATCGTGTTGCCCACCGTTACATCACGGCAGCTACTGGCATGGACAAGTTCGAGATTGTGAAACATAAGCAAGAGGCACTGTCTATCTTCAACCGTATCCGTGACAAGATCATGTTCAAGGATGCGACTAGTCGTGACATGAACTGGGTTGAGTCTGTCTGCAAGTCATACAAGCCTGACATTGTGATCCTTGATATGGGTGACAAGTTTGCCCGTACTAGTGGCTTCTCACGTCCTGACGAGGCACTCAAGGCCAATGCTGTACATGCACGTCAGATTGCCAAGCAACAAGA